GTCGCCAAATCTCCCCCCGTTCGAAAAAGGCAACGAATTATGCCGATTTCTTCGAAAATCTCTCGAAAAACCCTCCTGACCTGCGAAAATCCGGCGAAAACCTTTCGAATTCTTGTCGAGACTCCGGGTTCCTTGAAGCTTCAACTATGTACCGCATAAACGTATCCGTAATGTGTCTGTTAGCCGCGCTAATTACCTGGTCAGCGGCTTGCGGGCGCTAAAACCCCCGGTGAATTAGCTTCCGCAGGTTACCGGCCGGTAACTTGAGCCCCGAATTGCGCCGGGATACGCTGCGGATATGACACTCCAGCCACTGCCCGGCATGATCGGGCTTACTCAGATAGCAGGAGACGTGGGCGCGGGTATCCGGCTCGGCCAGTGGCTCAACGGCGAGGGCTTTTCCACCTGGGAACATGCTTTTGTCTATCTCCCGGGCAACTTGATCCTCGAAGCTGAGCCCGGCGGCGCGCGCATAGTGCCGCTCGCGTACACGAACGTGTACTGGTGCGAGGGTATCTACGGGGCTTCTTCCGGTGTAAAGAACGCGTCCCCGGTCCTGCTTGCCCAGATAGCTGCCGGCCTCAAGGGCGTTCCCTACTCGTTTCTCGACTACGCGTACCTTGCCGCGCATCGCCTGCACATTCCGGTACCCGGGCTCAAGAACAAGATCGCGGATGACGGGCACATGATCTGCTCCCAGCTCGCGGACGAGTTCTACCTGCGTCTCGGCGCGCGTATCTTCACAGACAACCGCTGGCCCGGATATGTTACGCCGGCGGGCCTCTACAACCGCGATATTCAGCTAAAGTAGGGTACATGGGCCAGAGCAGTATGGGCAGGCGCCTGCTGCGCCTGGACGGTGACGAGCAGGACGCCCTGACAGGCTGGCGGCATTTCCTGCGCTGGGGCCGAGGGGCCAAGGCTGCGATCAAGCGGCAGTACCGCCGCCGCGAACGGCAGGAATCTAAGCGAGAACTTCGCGATTACCGCTACGACAGGTAAAGTAGGCTACATGGTTACATTCCGTCCCGGCGTCAAGCCGAACGATCCTCACAAGGCGAGGCTCTATTTCGCTGCATTCCGCAAGGCCGGCGTGACCCCGCCCGGTTCTGTGGACTACTACTCCCAGCTTCCGAATATCGGCATGCTGGGCAACGACGACTGGGGCGATTGCGTAGAAGCCTCCAACGGCCACTTCACAGAGCAGCAGACCTACCTGGGCCAGACGGCCGAGTACGTAGTCAGCACCGCGCAGGCACTCGACTCCTACTCCGCGATCACCGGGTTCGACCCGAACGCCGGACCGCCGGGAGAAAACCCCACTGACCAGGGCACGGAAATCCAGGACGGCCTGAACTGGCTGCGCAAGACCGGGTTCGGCCCGCACAAGCTCGCGGCATTCGCCCAGCTCGCCCCCAAGAACACCAGCGACGTGAAGCTGGCCGTAGCCGAGTTCGGCGCGGTGGACATCGGCTTCCCCTTCCCGTCTTCGGCCATGGACCAGTTCAACGCCGGCCAGCCGTGGGACTACGTACCGGGCAGCCAGATCGAGGGCGGCCACTGCGTTCTCGTCGTCGGCTACGACGCGCAGTACCTCTACGTGTACACGTGGGGCGCGGTGCAGAAGATGACCTACGCCTTCTGGAACGAGTACGTCGCGGGCAGCAGCGGTGAGGCGTGGGCGCTCATCAGCCAGGACTGGGTTAACCAGGCTACCGGGAAGGACGTGGAAGGCGTTGACCTCCAGAGCTTCGGCGCGCAGTTCGCGGCGCTCACCGGCCAGCCGAACCCGTTCCCTGCCCCCGCACCTACTCCGACGCCTACTCCTACGCCTACTCCGACGCCTACTCCGACGCCTACTCCGACGCCTACTCCTCCGCTTGATCCTAGCGAGCTTGCGCTGGTTGTCGCGGCGCACCGCTTCCTCAAGTCGTGGTACCCGAGGCCCGCGTACATCGTGAAGGCACTTAACGGCTGGCTGACCGACAAGAACAGCTAAGGGAATAAGCCCCCGGTAACCTGCGGTTGGACATGAACGTGAAGAAGATTACCGGGGGCCTGTTTCTTGCCCCGCTGCTGGTGCTCACCGCCGCGTGCGCACCGAACACGACGGCTTCGCCTGTCCCTGCCTCCTCTGCATCTGTTTCCGCGCCTGTTCCTGCCTCTTCTGCACCTGTTCCTGCCTCTGCGCCTGTGGCCAGGTCAACGCCTACCGTGACTCCGGTTCCGACTCAGACTTCCCCGTGCCACGTGCGCTACGATGCGGCCGGCGACCTGCTGCCTGACCCGAAGTGCACTCCCGGTGCCGTGCTTACGACTTCGGTCGCGGACGTGTGCTCTCCGGACTGGGCCAGCAGCCACCGCGAGCACTTCACCAAGGCGCAGCGCGAGGCGGCTTACGCCCGCTACGGCATCGTGACTACGGACCCGGCCGCCTACGGCGAGTACGACCACCTCATTCCCCTGGAACTGGGCGGATCGAACGCTACGGCGAACCTCTGGCCGGAAAAGGGCGCGATCCCGAACCCCAAGGACAAGGTTGAAGACGCGCTTCACGATGCCGTGTGCTCAGGTCACGCCAGTCTTACCGCAGCCCAGCATGCTATCGCCGTTAACTGGCCGACCGCCGAGAGTGTGATCACGAAGTAGACTAGAGGTATGCCTCCGGTCAATCCTGTCATGGGTTTCAACACCTGGTACGCCTTCCGCACTGCGATCAGCGAGTCTCTTGTGCTTACCCAGGCCCAGGCTCTCGTAGACAGCGGCCTCGCCGATGCCGGCTATACGTACGTCAACCTGGACGACGGCTGGGCGTATGCAGTGCGCGACGACAACGGCTGCCTTCAGCCCAACTCGATGAAGTTCCCCAGCGGCATGCCCTGGCTGGCTGACCAGATCCACGGGATGGGCCTGAAATTCGGCATTTACACGTCGATCGGCACCACGACCTGCCAGGGACTGGCCGGCAGCGGCGGCCACTACGCACGCGATGCGCTGACATTCGCCGACTGGGGTATCGACTTCGTGAAGGTGGACCTGTGCGGCGGCCTGCCCTCTTACACCACCCAGGACACGCTGACCGAGGACTACCGCTGCTTCGGCCAGGCGCTCCGGGACTTCAACCCGGACGTGGTGTACAGCCAGGAACTGCCTGTCTACCAGATGGGCAAGAGCGGCTTCCTGAAGACTGTCCAGGATTCGTCGGGCTTCGCGAACATGTGGCGGGTGGCTCCTGACGAGTACCCGCTGCTTCCCGCTTACTCCATGGTCACGGGCCATCTCGCGGCGGACCTGCACCTGCACTCGTATGCCGGACCGGGCCACTGGAACGACCTGGACATGATCGCGCCGGGATACCCGGGCAGCGGGTGGACGCTCCAGGATCTCCAGAACCAGCTGGCGGTGTGGGCGATGGAAGCCAGTCCTCTGCTTATCTCCGCTGACCTGACCGCGCTTCCGGCTGACGCACTCGGCGCACTGCTGAACCAGCATTTCATCTCGATCGACCAGAGCGGCCAGCAGTGCGCCACGTCGGTACAGGTCTCCAACATCCAGGCATTCGTCAAGCCCGATCCGGCCGGCGGCAGCGCGGTGCTGTTCCTCAACCAGGGCGGCGGCACGGCTTCAGCCGTTTTCACGCTGGCGCAGCTCGGTATCGCCACGCCCACGGCAGTGGCTACAGATGTGTGGACAGGCGTCACGGGCAACCCGTTCAGCGGAGTCAGCCTCACGATGCCAGTCGGCACCACGCGGTTCCTCCAGATCAGCCCGTTGTCGTAAAAGCGGGTTGACAGCTCCGGAGCCCGGTGGTTAGATGGGGTCATGAGTTCAAGGACCGACGCTATCCAGCGCCCGTGCTGCAAGCACCAGGTGCCCGGTTTCAGTGCCTGGAACCTGTCTCTCGGGACGGAGACCTAGGGCGAGGAAATTTCTCAAGCTAGGGCCTCGCACCGGGAATAACCGGGACGGGGCCTTCGTTGTAAGAGGGCACAACCGCAAGAAAAACTCCATATGCCGCAAGTGTTACGGTAGCACAACAGATTCCAAACCTGTTGGACGGGGTTCAATTCCTCGGCGGCGTGCGATGTCCCGCTACCCGAACGGCGCAAGCCAACTAGGATGCGAACGGACAAGCTACTAGAAAACTCCACAGTGGTAAGCATGAAAAGACTAGATCGCAGCAGCGGGACTCCAGATCCCCTTGACTGCGGTCTTCCGGGACAGCGACTCCACTCGCTGTCCCCCTGGGGATGTGGCCTGACAGGGAAGCAACTGTTTTGCAAGCAGTCACATGTGGGTTCGAATCCCATCATCTCCACCAGGGGAGATCCCGGTTGAACTCCGGGCACCGTAAGCCGTGATAGCGCAGGTGTAGCTCAACGGCAGAGCATTCCCTAAAGGATTCCGTGAGAGTAGGCTTTGACCGGCTGAGGGTAGCGGATAAAGCGGGAACGGGTTTCTGTGGGCTTTCCCCCGCCGTAGCGCGGATACTGCCGGGTTTAGTCACCGGGTAAGTCCGTAGCGCGACAGCCCTCCGACTGGGTGTAGTTCAGCTTGGCAGAACGCTGGTTTCGGGAATCAGTGGCCGCAGGTTCGAATCCTGCCATCCAGACTTTCGGGCTATGGCTTAGTTTGGTCTATAGCGCTCGGCTGGGGGCCGAGAGGACGCAGGTTCGAATCCTGCTAGCCCGACTAACCGCAGAGCGCGTACCTGCGGGATACAAGATAAACGCTCCAACGGCTCTCTAGCTGAGACGGATTAGCACTAGTCTGAAGAACTTGGGAGGGTGGTTCGATACCACCGGGGGCCACGGGAGGTGACTGCTGTGACGATTTACTACTGCTGGTTTTGCGATAAGCCTGTAGACGGCAGGCTGTACGACTTTCACTACGAAAACGGACGGCGTATCTTCTTCTGCGGCACGGAGCACCTGGAAACCTACCGGGAGCTTAATGCCTTTTTACGGGGTAGTTAGTTAACGGCCAAACTCGGTGCCTTCCAAGCATCTACTGCGGGTTCGAATCCCGTCTACCCTTCCATGTCACAATAGCTCCAGCGGTAGAGCGCCCCTTTCGTAATGGGGAGGCCGTGGGTTCGAATCCCTCTTGTGGCTCCGAGCGTCGTTAGTTCAACGGTGAGAATAGCTGGCTCTTAACCAGCGAGATCAGGGTTCGAATCCCTGGCGGCGTACTGTGCTCGGGTAGGCAACTGGCAGACCACGGGGATTCAAAACCCCTGATGCTGCGGGTTCAAATCCCGCCCTGAGTACCAAGGCTTGTGCGCAGTGATCTAGCTCCGGGGAGTGCACAAGTCAATAAGGCCGGGATAGGAGCCTGCAATAGTCCCGGACCCATTTCCCTCTCGTTCAATGGCAGGACACTGGAATCTGACTCCAGGAATTGAGGTTCGAGTCCTTGGGGGGAAGCGCAGGAGATCAGCGGGGCAGGACGGCAGCCGCTCCCGGTCGTCAGAGTAGTTCGGGGTGGCCTCTCGAAAACGCACTGCGGCTACTGTCGCCACATGCTCGACTAGGCAACTGGCAGACCACAGGGTCTCAGAAACCCTGATGCTGTGGGTTCGAATCCCACGTTGAGTACAAAGGTGAGCCGGACGTGATCGGTTATCGCTGGCCAAAAATTACAGCGAGGGCTACAGCAGCCTTCGTGCCGGTCGCAATTACTTGCTCACCCTATAACGCCCCCTTAGCTCATCTGGCAGAGCAGCGCCTTTGTAACGCGCAGGTAATCGGTTCGAATCCGATAGCGGGCTCGTGGTGAACTGCGGAAGTTGCCCGTGTAGTCGGATAGGCGGACGGCAGGAGCGAGGACGCTCGCGCGGAGTAATTACCCGTTCCATATTCGTCTGGACCGCGAATTCAAATAAAGTGTTCCACCCTGTCACAATAGCTTCAGCGGCAAGAGCGGTGCCATGGTAAGGCACAGGTCGTGGGTTCGAATCCCACTTGTGGCTCTGGTTTCAGGCACCGTCCGACACGCCCCGGCTGCAAGCGGACGTACTGCCGGACTACCTTGCAGGGGTCGCCTGAAGCCTTTACCGTGGCGGCGCGGGGGTCCAAATACACCGTCGAATGTGGTAGTAGTGTCAACGGCAGCACGCAACTTTGCCAAGGTTGTAGAGCGAGTTCGAATCTCGTTTACCGCACTTACCCGCACAGGTACCTGGTATGGAAGGTGGGATTGAAAACCCTGTGACCTACGTCCGGTTAGGCAACTGGCAGACCACTCGGCATGAGAGGCCGTGATGCTGCGGGTTCGAATCCCGCACTGGATACCAGCTAGCGTGATGCTGACGAGTGAACTCACGCAGTCGTAGAGAGCGGCTATAATCCTGGGGCGTGAAATGAGCCAGGGACTCTCCTATCGGAGGCAAAGTCGGCAGGGCCGGCCACCCGTTGCTAGCGGGATGGGGGGTAACACCCTGAGTTTCGAGTACTCTGTCTTCGGCGTCGGGTGGGTCTTGGGGGAAGAAAACCGTTCCCAATTCAACGCTCTCCGGTTCAAGCTCCAGAAGTATGAGATACGAGCTGCCACCCCGCACGCAATGGAAGATAAACTCCGCAGGGCCGGAGCGCCGGTTGGAAGCCGGCCGGGGGCCTAAAAACCCTGGGTTTCGAGTACTCTGTCTTCCGCTAGGCACGGCAGCGGCCTGCCCTTGCGTTCCCAGCCCCCAACACAAACCGGGGTAACCGCGCTCGGGTAAAGCCGGAGATGACTGGGGAGTTCTCTCCGGCAGACTGCACTGGAAGATGATCCCTGCCGGTAATGGGGGCCGCCTCGAAAGCGGATCGTGGGTAACACCATGGCGTTCAATTCGTCCTTCTTCCTCGGGTTCGTGAATTGCCCACTACCATGGTTAGCTGCGAACCTCCAAGCCGATTGCAGAGCTGGTCGCTCGGGTGACTCTGATAAGGTCGCTGTGCTGAGTTCAATTCTCAGAGTCGGTACGGGAGATGGTCCGGACGGTTTGACGGAGCCTGGCTTATATCCAGTTTGACGGGGTTCGATCCCTCGATCTCCTACGAGGCGTAGCTTAATGCAGAGTGCCGGTCTCATAAGCCGGAAGGTGCGGGTTCGAGTCCCGTCGTCTCTACCACGGGTCTGTCGTTCAACGTGCAGGACAGCGGGCTTTTACCCCGCGTATTCGGGTTCGAATCCCGGTGGACCCACTATGCTCCGGTAGTTCAACGGTAGAATACCGGCCTCTCAAGTCGGTGGTTGCGGGGTCAGCACCCGCTCGGAGCACGTTACGGCAGCCGGGAAGCCAAGAGGGCGTTCAGGTTGCACTGGGGAGTATGACTCTGACCCGGTTGCCGTATACTGACAATGGTCCCATCGTCTATGGGTTAGGATGCTGGACTTTCAATCCGGTGAACAGGGTTCGACTCCCTGTGGGACTGCTCGCGGGGTGGACAAACGGTAAGTTACCGGCCTCATAAGCCTGGAGATTGAGGGTTCGATTCCCTCCCCCGCCACTCGTCCAATCCGTAAAGACGTTAAATTTCCGGGACATTGGCCCTTAGCTTAACTGGCAAAGCACTGGACTGTTAATCCGGGGGATACTGGTTCGAATCCAGTAAGGTCAGCAAGCGCTCAGTCCCGTATGCGCTATATAAGTAACGGGGTTTCATGGGATCATAGCAAAACAGGAATAATGCACCACCCTGTCAAGGTGGAGGGTACGGGTTCGAGTCCCGTTGGTCTCGCGCAGCGTTAGCTAAATGGAATAAAGCACCTGACTACGAATCAGGAGACTTAGGGGTTCGAGTCCCTTACGCTGTACTACTCACTGAAGCCATTATAAATAGGGCCTGTTTTGCGGCACAGCGTCAGTGAGTTCATGCCTGGTTCGTTCAACGGAAGGACACCTGCCCTACAAGCAGAGGATTGGGGTTCGATTCCCCGGCTAGGTACTGCGGCTGAACCCAAAAATTGAGGGACCGGGTTGTGAACCCGTGTGTTAGAGGGAGAGTTACCCTCCAGTCGCCCCACTTCCCCGGAAGGGGATATGCCTGTTACGTTCCAAGGTGGACATGGCGGCTGTAAACCGCTTGCTTCGGCACGGGGAGTTCGATTCTCTCAACAGGTACTTTACGCTCGTCCCCGGACGGGTCTGCCGGCGTCCGAAGCCGGCATACGGAGTTCGACTCTCCGCGAGCGTACCAGCGGTGAATAGGCAAGAGGTTAAGTCGTCCGGCTGCAACCCGGAAGGTCCGAGTTCGAGTCTCGGTTCGCCGTCCATAGTCCCGTAACTCAGAGGAAAGAGTGATCGCCTCCTAAGCGAAGGGTCGTGGGTTCGATTCCCGCCGGGACTGCTGTATGCTTGCCACGTGGAGTAAGGGCTTGACAGACAGGAGAGCACGTCGTGACCATGGTCCAGGATTTCATCGCCTACTGCGAGCAGAACGAGATGCCTTCCGACGAAGTGGGAAGCGCGGCGTTCTACGCTAACCGCCAGAAGATCGACACCGGGCGCAAGCTGACCTGGGACGAGTGGAACGACCTGCTCGACTACGTTTCCCCGGACATCGCACCGACGGTGTGCCCGCTGAAGTAAAACAGTATGGGCTTGGAAGGTCTCGATCCCTGTCAGGACCGCACGCGGAGACCAGGGACACCACGGTTCGATTCCGTGCAGGTCCACGTGAAAATCAGGTACGCTCTCGCTGCCGCTGCTGCGGTCGCAGGGCTTTCCCAGGCAGGTACCGCGTACGCAAGCCCTGCCGCACCGTCCCCCTGGCGCTACGTCTGGCTGACTGCCCAGGGTGGAGGCGGCTGCGCCACCTACAAGGCCGCTGTGAACCTGGAACCGATTACGTCGGCTCCGTGCGCGTCCAGTGCGGGCTTCTGGTTCCGGGACCTGTCCCGGTCCGGGGAATGGGAGGCAGGCGACCACCTGGAGTTCGCTACGGCCAGCGGGGCTTACGCGATCGGCTACAGCGGCGGCCGGTTCAGGCTGGAAAAACCGGATACCAGCCGCACGTACTTCGTGGTCGCCACCAACCCGGACTACAGCTACAGGTTCGTAATCCTTGCTGATGCCGGGGACTCGGTAGCCATGGTCCCGAATGGCAGCGGAAAGGACGTGCAGGCTCCGGGGCTCAGCGAAGTCGGCCTCCCGCCTGACGGATGGACCGCGTGCAGTACCGGTGTTCCGTACTGCGCCACCGGGGGTATGCTGACCTGACGGCGGTCCGTGTGGTCGTGCAGCCGGCAAGGGTTCGTACACTCCGTTTCACCGGGCCTTCGGGTATGCCGGAAGCAGAGGGCTGCCGGGCGGGCGAACCACCACCAGGGAATACGCGAGTGACTGCGGATATTGAATCTTCTGTGAAGATCGAAGAATTCGCACAGATGGTCCAAGAGCTGCTGGAAGACTATCCCGGCTATGAAGTTGTCATAGGCGGCTCTTACGACGACCGTGAAGAGATCGACTGCCGGGTCGGAACTCCGGAAAAGAAGATTTACCTCTAGCGCACCGACGCCAGCAGGTCGTAGTTGCGCATCTTCTTGTTCAGGCCCCACGCTGCGAGGTTGCAGGCCGTAGCCGGCGTGATGTCCGTGAGGCTGTCCCTGCGACTCCAGGTCTTGCCGCCGTCGCCCATGACGCGGGTTTCAGCCGTACCCACCGCGCGCCAGAGCTTGTAGCCGCGTTCCTCGCCCAGGTGCCGCAGCGGCCGGTCCTCGTCGTTGCACTGCTGGATGAACCACGCGAACGCGGCGGCTTCGTCAGACGGGCCTGTGCGGATCAGCTTGGTGCTGAACTTGTGGTGCTTCGGCCACAGTTTCTCCAGGTCGTCTCCCAGGCCCGCAGCAGGCCCGCTCCGGGGTGCGACGATAGCGAGCGGGTGGTACTTGCTCACGAGCTGTTCCAGGCGCTCTACGGCCCAGTTGGTGCCCGTGCGGGCGCAGTTCTTCGGGATCTCCGTCACCATGAAGCCGTCCTTGTGCATCCACGCGACGGCGATCGTGGTGTTGGCCCCGTCGTCGTCCACGTCGATGGCGAAGCTGAGCTTGGCTCCGGCAGGGATAGGACCGGGATCTCCCAGCGTCAGGGACCGGAACAGGTCTTCGCTGACTACGCGCCACGCCTCGTCTTCCACGGGCCACTGGCCGATGCCCAGCCGCTCGCGGTCGAATTCCACCGCGCTCAGCGTCACCAGTTCGTTCACCGTGAACTCAGCCGACAGGCGGTAGCCGAATGCGGGGTTGGCCTTAGCCCAGGCGCGGGGGTCGTCACGGTCGTCGTGCGCACCGCAGACGACGTAGTTATTGCCGGCCCTGCCGTTTTCGCGGTCTACGGGGCACGTAGCCAGGTGCGGCACTACCGACCACTCAGCGCCGAACAGGTCCCGGGTGTCGTGCAGGATACGGCGGCGCGAGCGTGCGAGCTGCTCGGAGTCTTCCATTCCCGCCGAGCCGGCGAGCCACATCTGGCTGTTGGGCATGGCGGACATGGTGGGCATGGACGCGCCGACGGACTCCGCAGCCAGGATCATCGCCTCGTCGTAGATCAGGCAGTTGCAGGAGAACCCGCGAGCGGAGCCACGGCTGCGGGCCAGGAAACGCAGGCGGCTGGAAACGGACTTGTGCACCCACTTGTTGCCCGCTCCGAGGATGAGCGTGGGCGTAGGCATCAGCTCGATGGCCTCTTCGCCGTGGCTGGCCCGGGGCTTTCCCTTGAGCCGTTTCGACAGCGCGGGATTCTGGAGGACGGAGTTCGAGATACGGAGGAACTGCTCCTGCGAGGTCTTCACCTCGTGCGCGGTGTGGATGATAAGACCCTCGCCCAGCAGGTACATTCCTGCCAGCTCGCGCACTTCGAGGATGGCAGACTTCCCGTTCTGCCGCGAAATGATAAGCGTGTTCTCGAAACTGGACCACCGGCCGTCCGGCTTGGTGCCGCAGCCTTCGCGGATCACCCATTCCTGCCACGGGTCGAGAACGTAGCCGACACCGCGAGCCCAGTCGAGTATTTCCGTGGAAAGGTAGTTCCCGCAGCCTATTTTGCCGTAGCCCTCGTCTTTGCGGGCACACTGACGGCATCCCTCGGTAATTTCCCTGTGCCGACTGGGCGCGGTCCACAGGCGGGGCATCTGGTCCCCGAAGATTTCCTCTTCGTAATCGAGGACGGCTGCGGCCATACAGTGTATATTACATTATCATTTCCCCGTAGGACTCCCAGCATTCATTCTCTTCGTCCCAGATGTTGTTCATAAGCCACATCTGCCGGTTGTGGTCGTTCCGGTACTCGGAAGCGCGAATACGTGCATCAGACGGGTCGCCGCACAGGCCGCCGTTGATTTTCCGGCCTTTGAAGAACAGGTGCCAGTAGTACTCGCGGGGCAGAGAGGGATCTTCTACCGGCAGGGGCTGTACCTTGATTTCGTAGTCCGTGTACCGGCTCACGGGAATGCGGTCACGGAGAAGCGGCGTCTCTGTAGCACAGTAGGCTCGTCCATCCGGCCGTGTCCTCGCCAATTACCTTCACCTCTGTATAACGGTGGTAGTGTTTCCAGGTACTGTAGGCATCAGGATACGCAAGCAGCAGGGTACCGACGGTTTCGCCGTACCAGCCGGACGGCCTCAGGTCGAAGTCTCCCTGTTTGCGCTCAGTATGCCCCATTCTCCAGCGGATATTCGCCACCGCCTGCCACGTACGGCCCAGCTTCTCCGCGAGAACTACGGTGTCCATTTCCGGGTTGGCTGTGACAACGGCCTTTTCCTCGTCGGTCCACGGTCTGGGGCTCAGGAGACTCGCCTCCGCTTCGGCAGCACCAGGGCTGCCAGGTAACAGACAGGATCGTATTTTGCCGGGATGATGCCGAACAGGTGTCCTGTAAGTATTGCGTACCCGACAGCTATCGGGACACCTGCTACCTTGTGCCTGGACGCTGCCCGGAAAGCTTCGCTCATAGTGCGCGCGTCTATGATCTCGGCGGCAATGACTACGCAGGCCACTGAAACCCAGCCGGCCGCTCCCGGTGAAAGCCGTTTGATCTTCATGTCACTGCCAGCCCTAGTTTCCTCAGCTGTGCTTTCGCGTTGAGTACCCCGCGCGGGTCGGAGAACGTCATTGAAGTCGTAAGTCTCAGCTTGCCTTCAGGATCGTACCACTTCAGGTGGCCGCTGCCTGCCACTACGACTGCCCAGTGCAGCCTTACAGCCAGCCGGATCTCTTTCCGCAGGGCGGACGGGTACTTCACGGCTTGTCTGTTCTGAGCGCTTCCAGCACCACGTAGGTGCAGCCTTCGGTTACGGCCTGGCTCCAGGCTGCCATTGCACCGGCCGCGTCCGTGCCGTCGTACAGTTTCCTGTAACTTTCGTCGTTGCCGGGGTTGTCTGTGTCCGACGAAACGTAGTAGCTGTACTCCATCTTTACCGTCCCGTGTGCTGCGCCCGGCGGGCTGCCCAGCCGAGCATGATCCGGAGCTGTTCCAGCGTGACTCCCGTGCCGTCCGCGTTGGCCAGCAGTTTCCGCACGCCGGTCTTAACCCCGTCCGGGTAAGGCGACTGGACCGCCAGGGCCATGGCGACTTCCGGCGCGATACCGACCCGCAGGTAACCGCTGATACGCCCTGCCCTGTTCTTCATGTCCTCGTAGCTGCTGACGGCCGGGCTGCCCGGCTCTGGCGGGCATTTGTAGAACGGCGCGTAGATCCGGGGCGCGTACTTAACGGTCATAATCGTCCATCATAATCATACGCTCCCGGCGTTTACGGGATTTCTCGGTATCGTCTTCCTCAGGTTCTGGCGGGTAGTCAAGTTTCAGCTGACTGTACATCTGCCGGATTTCCTTGGTGATCGCCGCGATATCGCGGTCGGCTACGTCGCCGTTGTCGATTCGCCGGGCCATCGAGAGCATCATCTTTGCCAGGGTACGGTCAGATGCTTCAGGCGGGATCTGCTTCAGGTCTTCCAGTACGCCGGATTCCACTTCCCCGACTTCCGGTTCCTCGTGCTCAGCGATCGAACCGCACAGCTCGCACAGGTACGTACCGCGCCGCAGGTAGTAGAACCGCTGGCCTACGTCGATGACGGCGTGGCAGCGCGAGCAGGAGGTTTTCTTGTCTGCGGCCTCGATCCACTTAGCGGCCACGGCGGTACTTCCAGCTGAGGTAGACCAGGGCAAGTCCCGCCGCGATGAAACCCAGGCCGAGCATGAACATCAGGTCACGTCCCGGTACGTCGTTCCCGCCATCACCTGGCGCACGGTGGAACGTCCTACGATGCCGTTCAGCTTCCGTGCGATAGCCTGCTCGCCGAATCCTCCGGCAGCCAGTGCTCGGATGTGCCTGACCTGTTCCGCGCTGAGCTTGCGGTACCTGCACTGGCCGCGCGACCTGTGCCCCTCCGGCCTGAAGCTCGCCCCCTTCACCACGTTCCGGATGGTGTCACGGTGCACGTCGTACTCGCGGGCGAGCTGTCCTGTGGTGAACCCGAACTCGGCAAACACGCGGATCAGCTCTGCGTCCCGCATGAGCAGCCTCTTGCCCCTCACTCCGCGACTCCCTTTTCGAAATGCTCTTTGAGCAGCATGTACAGCTCCAGCGCCTCGCACTCAGGCATAACAAGCGGCATGCGCCCGTCATTCCTCTTGATTACCAGCGTGGGAGGCGGGCTCGGCCGGGCCGGCTTGAAGTCCAGTTCGAACAGCGGTTCTGCGTCTGCCACGGCGCCTCCTGAGTTGTGCACCGCCAGTCTACCGGGACGGATACGATCTAGGCCATGAACAACGTAGAACATCCCGCGCACTACGGCGGCGAGGACGATCCCTACGAGGTCATCAAGGTAGCGGAAGCCTGGGGGTTCGACGGAGACGCCTACCTGTTCAACGTCCTCAAGTACATCAGGCGCGACAAGGACGACGAGCTGGAAGACCTGAAGAAGGCGCTGTTCTACCTGAAGCGTAAGATCAGGCGCATAGAGGAAACCCAGGCCGCGCACGCGGAAGCCCTGGCCCCGGACACCGGGAAGCCGGAAAAAGCGAACTCCTTCCGGGGTGCCCGGTACGTAAGCGTCTACACTGACTCTGTGCACGACCCCTTCCACCAGGCCAGCGCGTACGCGTACCTCTCCTGGACCGTCGAGACATTTGCGGGCCTTATCGCCACGATGGCGGAGAAGCCGATGGGGTCGTACACGATTGCCGCAGGTTCGCGAAGCGACAGCGCGGTGAAGGTCAGCAGGACCGCTGCGGTAAGCTGGCTGCTGAAGTGCTATCCGCCGGATACCTGCAATTACTATCTTCAGAAGGTCTGATGTACGACGCTGACTACGAAGAATACAGGCGAGAGCTGAAGGCAAAATACGAGGCTCAGTTCCCTGAGGGCTACACTACACGTGATTCCGGTGCGAAAGCCGTCCACTCAGACGGCGTGCAGCGGGACACGCAGGCCGGCAAGACGCTCTACACGCTCATGTTCCCCAAGGGCGTTCCGGCAGAGCAGCAGCTCATCGTCAGGATCGCGGAGCTGTACACGCGCGGCGGTGCGAAGTACGGCAACCGCAACTGGGAGAATTCCCGTTCCGAGGACACGCTGGAGCACCACACCGAGGCTCTGTGGCGCCATTTCATGAATTTCTTCTTCGACGTGCAGGACGGCGAAGACCACGCGGCTGCTATCGTATGGAACATCAATGCAGTCGAACTGGCCAGGAGGAATATCGCCGATGGCACTGAATGACGAAGCTGAGCGCCTTAACCTCGCTGAAGAGTACCTGCTTACTTACTCTCCGCAGAGCCAGGAGTTCGACGCGGCCCTCGATCACGTTCTGTGGGTGCACAAGAACAAGCCCGAGTACCGGCAGCGCTGTGCTAGCCTGCTGACCAGCGTAATCAAGCAGCGTTCCGGCGAAGAAGCCACGATCAGGAAGCTGAGGCTTATCTCCAGTGGGTGAAACCGAGCAGATGGCTGAGATGTACAGCAACTGGAACAGTACTGGCCGCCACTACACCCGTCCTGTAGGAGCGCCCAAGCGCAAGACGCTGGAGTTCGACCGCTTCAGCTTCACCTACGACTACGAGACGGACTGCCTTACCGCAGAAGAGAACTTGGATTTCCAGGACTCGGAGAGCAAGCCGCGCGCTGTCGTCTTCACCAAGGCCGAACTGGAGGAACTGCGCGCCGCACTGCGGTCGTTCGGCTTGGAAGTTCCGCCCGGTTCCGGCGTGACCTGCCGGTAGGATGCTGCCATGACCGAGCCTGAGTTCACCGAAAGCCTGCTCAAGCAGAAGTTCCCTGAGCTGGCCTTCAACTACCTGGTGTTCTTCATAGAAGAACTGGCTGAGGAGATCCGCGTCTACGCCGGCCAGGGTGCTTCCGATGAGCAGTGGGCCGACACGCAGGCGCTGAAAGTAGTGGAGGAGGCCGGGGAGTTCATCGGTGCCTGGAACAGGCTCAAGGGTTTCTGCCGCCGCAGCGGCGACATGAAGGAAGTCACAAAAGAACTCTCTGATGTAATCATCGCGTCATTTGTCATGTTTGCCGTCCTGGACGAAGACGCGCAGGTGCATATCAAGGGCAAGCTCTGGGAAATAATCACGCGAGGCTATGTAAACAAGGATGACTCTGCACGCTAAGAGGGCTCTGACAGTAATCGCGGCTGCCTTCGGCCTTGACGCAATCCTCGGATGGCTTTTTGCCGTAGTGCAGCACATAGCCGTGCTTGACGGCCTGTACTACGCGGTCACCACGGCAAGTACGGTCGGCTACGGAGATATCACACCTGAATCCGGGTGGGCTAAACTAATTGCCATCGTGATCGAACTGACGGTTATCCCGCTGTTTGCCGCCGCGTACTCGCTCATGACAGCGGGACTGACAACCAGTATCGTTACCGAGCGCGTTACGCACCACATCGACAAGCGGCACAAGGAACTCAGAAATGCCCTTCTTCCCCGGTCATCCGTACTACCCCCTGAATCCCCTGAACGCGGTGCTGGGAGTTCCGGTGATTGAGCGCGGCAGTTCCGAGCTGCTGTCGTGGGAAAAGCTGTACAACCTCGACAACATGGTGCACAGGGCATGCTCGCGCCTGGGGGAAATCGCACTGAACGAGGACGTACTAGGGTACGGGGACTCTGCGCAGATGTACCGGGACACCGCCGGCGAAATCCGCGAAGCGCACGTATGGCTGCGCAAGGAACTCGCGGAAGCCCTCAAGGCGCTAAACTCGGATACATGACCAGTCACGTGCATGCCCCGGTACTTCGCTCTAACGCCGAGATAGCTGAAAAGGCGAAGAACATCCACCCGTTGCGGTTCACGGGCCGCCTTCTGCTCACGATTGTTACCGGCGTCTTCGTTTCGCTGGGGTGGGTCGCGGGCCGGTCGTGGTTCGTAGTTGTATTCACGGCACTGTGGACGGCCAGCCGCCTGGCCTGGCTCGGTCAGTGCACCCGGATGGGATACCACCAGGGGCGTAAGTCTAAGATCACGCCGAGGGAGTAGATGGACGGCGAAGTCTGCGGGCATTATCTGCCCCGGAAAAAGACTTACTGCGTCCGTAAGCTGGGGCACAAGAGCGATCATCGAGACGCTGAAGCTGAAGCTAGACAAAAACAGCACTACCGAAATCACGAGCAGAAGCCCGAGCGTAAAGAGTATAGGCGCTACTATCTGGCAGCAGCTCGTCAGCGCGATCCTGAACGCTATCGAGAGTACGAGCAGCGTCGTGTTCGAGATCCTATTAAACGTAAGCGGTACTCTAAGAATTATTACCAGCGTAATCAAGAAAATATCCTAGAGCGCAGGAAGCTATGGAGAGCTGAAAACCCAGCCAGGACGGCTCAGTGGGAGAAAAATCGCTCTCCCTTGCAACGTAAGGTGAGGCAGGACGAACGTAATCGTGTCCGCCGTGCTCGTCTCCGTAACACAGTGAGTGTCCCGTGGACACGGGAACAGGTAACCGCCTTGTACGGAAGTCGCTGCTATCTATGCGACAGCGGCCCTTATGAGCATACGGAGCACGTGATCCCGCTGAGCCGGGGCGGCTGGGATGTTCTTCCTAATTTGCGTCCTTCCTGTGCAGCCTGCAATACTTCCAAACACGATTCTATGCCTCCACTGCGCGACCTGCTTACCGTGTTGCATACCACGAAGCTGTACCTTGCGTTTCGTTGTGGTACGCTTCTAGCAGGTCTTGACCGAAGCGGCGCTCTTTAACGCCTGGTCGGTAGAGCAGCCGGTTAAAGAGCGTTCCGGCTTGGCTGCCAGCTCGTCCCGCTAGCCGTGCCTAGAAATAGGCATGTGGAGTGAGAGGAGGTGGTGTGGAAACATGGGACTCATTGAACGTGTTGCGGCTTTCAGCAACATGCGCGTAGAAAAGCGTGCGATCGGTGGTGTACCGTGGCAGTTACAGCCGTGGACCGATCCGTTTATGCGGTTCGATGTTTTAACGGGTTGGTGGACCAGTTCACCCCACCCGCCAGGTATTCGGCGTAGACAAGGCACTGGGACTTCCCGCCCTCTACGCCGCCACTAAGATCCTCAGCGACAACACCGCGTCTCTTCCTGTCAAGGTGTACACGAAGCACCCGGACGGGCGCAGGACGCCGTACACAGGGCCTTCCCTCTTCGACAACCCGTCCGTAATCGGTACCCCGTACGACTGGCTTTTCGCGTGCATGTCCAGCCTGACGATCCACGGCAACGCCTGGGGCCTTATAACCGGACGCGACGGATTCGGCTTCCCGACCGGAATCGAGTGGATTCCGCCGGAGTACGTAATCGTGGAGCAGAACGACTCCCAGCCGTTCAACCCGCTGGCTGCCCAGGTTTACGCCTACGGGCGCCCCATGAAGTGGTTCGGCCCGGACACAGAGCTTTTCCACCTCAAGGGATACTCCCTGGCTAACCGGATCGAAGGCATTTCGCCGCTGCGCGCATTCGCCCTGACCATTCTCGCCGGCCAGGAAGCCCAGCGTTACGGCACTGACTGGTACGCGGCAGGCGGGTTCCCGCCCGGAACATTCCAGAACTCCGAACTCGAAGTCGATGCGAGCCAGGCCGCCGCAATCCGGCAGATGCTCGTCACTTCTCTCCGCAGGCGCGAGCCCCTGGTCTATGGCCGGGATTGGGATTATACGCCCGTTACCGTGCCGCCGTCCGAGGCGCAGTTCATCGACGCGATGCAGCTCAACGCCACGCACATTGCCTCTATCTACGACCTGCCGCCCAACAGGGTCGGCGGAAAGAGCGGCGACAGCCTTACCTATTCCACGGTGGAGCAGAACCAGCTTCAGGTAATCGAAGCGCTCAGGCCCTGGCTGGTAAGGCTGGAGTACGGGTTCGCGAACCTGCTGCCCAGCCGCCGCGTAGTCGCGTTCAACACCGATGCCCTGCTGAAGACCGACCTGAAGACGCGCACGGAAATCTACCAGATCCAGCGGACCATCGGCCTGCGGACTACGGACGAACTCCGCGAGCTGGAAGACCTCCCGCCGCTGCCTGACAAGGCCGGCTCCGAGGCACTTCCGCTTCAGCTCATGGTTTCCATGGCTCAGCGTGCCGGAGCACTGCCGAAGACGATGCTGGACCAGGTTGTGCTGCTCATGGACATCGCCGGGAACAAGCTGGAAAACCTCCAGAAGCAGGGACTCACCAAGAAGCCGGTAGGAGAAGAATTCGCCCCTGACCCCAGTACAGGAGAGCCCACAGGTCCCGCTAACGACCCCGGCCAGTTCTACGCGAACATGATGAACTCGTACTCGCGCGAACTGGAAATCATGGGCAAGCACGAGGCAGCCGCTATCCTGCGCGATTCCCGGGTACAGCGGCGGCTTATCGAATCCGTGGACACGGAACGCTTCAAGCTCAAGATGCCGAATGCCCTAGTAAAGGACATGGTGGAGAACTACAAGGAACTGCCGCCTGGCGGGCTGAATAACTAGCGGACCGGCAGACTCCCTCGTAACCTGGGAATTGTATCTATGTCTTGGAGGCTTGATGACTGACGTTCACGTAGCCGGCGAATTCTATTCGCCGTTCCCTGAGCGGCGCATCAATCCGTTCAAGCCCGAAGTCCGCATGGTCGAAGGCAGTTCCAGCGGGCACATCGTCGGGTACGCGTCGGTATTCAACAAGCTGTCCCGCAAGCTGGGCGGATTTGTCGAGAAGGTCAACCCGCGTGCTTTCACGCAGGCCAAGACCGAAGGCTGGCCCGATGTTGTCTGCCGCTACAACCACAATGACGACTTCCTGCTGGGCACTACCCGTGCCGGCACCTGCCTTGTCGATTTCGATGACACGGGCCTGCTGTACGACGTTGACCCGCCGTCTTTCCGCAAGGATATCGTTGAGCTTTGCCAGCGCGGCGACTGCCAGCACTCCAGCTTCGCGTTCAGGGTTCCGGAGGGCGGTGACGACTGGGGACTTTCTGACTTCAGCTACCCGCTCCGTACTCTTCTCAACGTAGAACTCGTAGACGTAGCCCCGGTCATCACCCCCGCCTACCCGGACGCCACCGCAGCCCTCCGTGCAGTTGACGGAGCTGTCCAGTCCCTTTCCCTCCGCTTCCAGGCTGAGCCGGCCGAAATCCGGTCGCTGCTCGAAGCCAACATGGGTGTAAAGCTGTTCAAGCGCACCGACCGCCCGTTCGTTCCGGCTGTTACTGCGGGTACTTACTCCACGGGCACTGCGTCCAATATCACGTTCACGACTTCAACTTCCCAGGAGGGAACTGAAATGACAGCTGACGAGCTGCGCGCTGCCTGGTACGAGGCTGAAGTCCGTGCCAAGTACGATGCTGCGGCCCTGAAGAAGATGTCCAAGAGCGGCGAGACGATGCCGAATGCGCACGGCGAGCCTTCCTACCCCATTGCAGACGAGGAAGACCTGCACAACGCCATTCACGCCATCGGACGCGGCCACGCGAGCCATGAGGCGATCCGGCAGCACATCATCGCCCGCGCCAAGGCACTGGGACTCACGCACCTGCTCCCGGCAAGCTGGCTCGGAGGCAGCGACACCGCTGACCAGCAGAACTCCGCTGACGAGAACTCCGAGGCACGCGCCGACGCTACTTCGTCCGGTAACGACGAGGGCGGCGATTCCGGTGCCGACGAAGACGACGAAGACGAGGACTCCGAGTCCGGTTCCGGCAAGGGCACCGAAGCTCAGGGACGCTCCGCCGCCGGAAATGCCGAGAAGCACGAGGACCACACCGTCGCGAACGGCGAAGACGAGCTGGCTAAGCTCGGACTTCAGCGCCGCAAGATGATGGCAGCTCTCCAGGAGAAGAGGTTCGACCCCTACCTGGACTCTGACGACGAGTAAGTCGTCTGGTAGCTCACCCCGCGATAAAAAACCGGATTTCCCTTGCGGAAGTCCGGTTTTTTATATTCACTAAGTAATTGACACCCGTGGCCGGGCGTAGCCGCCTTCAGGCGTGGACTCCGGAGCCAGGTAGAAGATCCTATCTGTCTTTTGGAGGACACAAAATGGCATCTGAAGTTGCCAAGTCTCTCCGTGACCGCCGGATGAATGCCTGGAACGAAGCCAAGGCACTTCTGGACACGTCTACGGAGGAAAACCGCGCTCTCTCTTCTGAGGAAGAGGGCAAGTGGCAGGCCCTGAACAGCGAAATCGACAAGATCGACGAGCGCCTGAAGTCCGTTCTCGACGCCGAGGCACGCGCCAAGGAAACCGACGAGGTGTACAACAGCCTCGCAGGCCGCAAGGCAGAGCACCGTGGCGGCGGAGACATCGACTCCGTGCGCGAGGAACTGCGTTCGTGGATGGTATCCGAGAAGAACCTTGGTGCCCTCAATGTTGCGCGCCAGAATCCCGGTCTTCTTAACCTGCGTGTCCTTCAGACCAACGCCGGCAGCTCCGCATCCGCTACCGTCCCGACCGACTTCTACGACCAGCTCATCAGCTATTTGATCGAGGTCAGTGGCCTGCTCCAGTGCGGTCCGTCCGTACTCAACACCTCCGGCGGCGAGACGATCCAGATCCCGGTGGTTTCCAGCCACATCACGGGTACCTCCGCAGCGCAGGGCCTGACGATCCCGTCCGCCGACCCCGCGTTCACGCAGCGCACTCTGGCAGCGGTCAAGTTCGGCTCCCTGACCCAGCTCTCCCGCGAACTGATCGATGACACTGCCGTGGACCTTCTCGGCTACCTCGCAATGTCTGCCGGCCGCGCAATCGGCAACAGCTTCGGCACCTCCCTGGTCAACGGCACCAACGGCATCTCCGGCGGCCTGCTGTCCGGTGTATCTGTCGGCGTGACCGGCGGTACGACGGGCGTGTCCGGCGCAGCCCAGTACAACGACCTCGTGGACCTGGAGTACTCGGTCATTGCGCCGTACCGTCAGTCCCGGTCCTGCTACTGGCTCGCAGCGGACAAGACCATCGGCGGATTCAGGAAGCTCAAGGACACGCAGGGACGCCCCATCTGGGAGCCCTCCGCCGTCCTCGGTGCACCTGACCTGCTCCTGGGCAAGCCGCTCGTCGCCGATCCCTACATGCCCGCCGTGGCTACCGGCGCGAAGTCCATCGCCTTCGGGGACTTCTCGCAGTACTTCGTGAGGCTCGTTGGCGGACTCCGGTTCGAGCGTTCCGACGACTTCGCATTCGGTTCCGACCTGGTGACCTTCCGCTGCCTGCTCCGTGGCGACGGAAACTGGGGCGATACTAACTCGGTCAAGCTCTACCAGGGCAACGCCAACTAATCCACCCGGATTGACGAAAAGGCTCTCAGCTACGGCTGGGGGCCTTTTCGCATATCATGTGCCTATGGTTTACGTGCGAATGCTGGTTCACCGTACCGGCGGCAGGTACGACGGCCGGACATGGTGCGGCTACCGGGAGACAATAGACCTGCCGCAGTGGGAGGCGGACGACCTAATCCGCGAAGGGCTGGCAGAGTATCCTGACAAGGCCGCTCTCGATCGTGGATACGACGTTCTCAAGGTCGCCGCTACTGACTACGAATCTCATTTGAAGCCTGTCGGCGGCGAGTACCCGGGCGAAGACCCTCGTTACGCGTACCACCCTGACGACGAAGAACCGGCAGCAGCGGATGACTTCGATTCTGACTTCGACCGGGGTGACGGCGATAGCGACTTCGAACGCGCACCTGCGGTGAAAAGGCCGTACGCGAACGCCAACAAGTCCGAGTGGATCGATTACGTAGTAGAATCCGGATTTATTTCCTACGGCGACGCCAAGAACATGACCAAGGCCGCGCTCATGGAAATGGATTCCTAG